AAATCATCCAACACCCATTCAGCTGATTGATGAAAATGGTATGCCTGAAGCCTATCTTGATTCAATTACAACTGGAGTGATGATGTTCCGGGAAAGAGAGGATTTAGACATCTGTCAGATAAGTGATGAGAAAACCGGGAAAGTGCTTGCATATATCGGTGGATATGCACTTCAGTTCAATTTTAATATGACTGAATTGAATACGATGGAGCGAATTGAGCAATGTCTGCAAGGGATTGTAAAGTTGTTCCGACACCAAATTATGAACCAAAATCTGCGTAGTAATTCATCAGAGAAATGAGATATTGAGTTTAGATGAGCAAGTTTTCTATTATCTATAAAAGAACAATAATTTTTATAGACAATAGAAAATGAAGCTCACAGACCAAGAAGAGAAGTTCTGCCTGGTATATGCCTGCGGGCCTTCACCATATAACGGCAATGCGCGCAAAACCTTTGACCTTGTATTCAACGGGAATACAGGGGCGCTGTTTGATCCCTCTAAAGATGGGGTTGAAGAGCATACAAAAAATGAGGTTGAAGTCGCCATTGCCGTTCGGCAGCTTATAACACGCGATGATATTCGGGATCGCATAGACCAGTTAAGAAGCGAAACATTAGTTGACGCAACAACACTACGCCCCAGATTGACTGAAACCCTATTGAAAATTGCTGATGAGTGTTCTACTCTGATGGTGGTTGATCGCTGGGGCAACACTCAATCTCCGGCTGCTCTACGCTCTGTCGCTGTTAACGCTATCAGCAAATTGACCGATATGTATGGTATCAAGGAAGATATTGCACATAAGGTTATGCTGGAAGGTGCAGACGGCGATGGTATTACATTCAACTTGATTGTGCCGGAAGTCAATAAGGACAATGGAATTGATAAAGTGATTGAATAATTTTTAATCTAATTTCATTGTATATGAATGAGTTAAAAGTCGGGGATCAGATTACAATTCGTTATTCCAAAAAGTTGGAGCAGAATGGAAATAGCCTTTTAACAAATAGGACTGGCGTAGTCACACGGATTTTATTTACTGGGGGCAACTTAACCGGAGCTTATGTTGATGTTAAGGTGATGAGACGAATTAGAAATTATTATATCCCTATTAGCTCGATTGAAGGACCTGACACCATCAACAAAATGAGAACTCTAAGTATATTAAAATCAACAATATTATAAGATGAAAACTATAAAAAAAGGAAGCAGAGGCCAAGAAGTTAAGCACTTGCAGACTTATCTTCATTTGATGGCCGATGGTATTTTTGGACCTTTGACTGAAGAGGCGGTTAAAGAGTTCCAGAAAAATCATGGATTGACCGCTGACGGCATTGTTGGTACTAAGACATGGGCTGTCATCGAAGCAGACGAGGCCAAAGGAGTCTCTTCAATCGCTAAGAGCAAGCGCAATATTAAAGAGATCATTATCCATTGCTCTGACACCCCAGAGGGGAAAGACTTTACTGTAGCAGACATTCGGGCATGGCATAAGGCTCGTAACTTCTCAGATGTAGGCTATCACTATGTGATTTATCGTGACGGTTCTATTCATCTGGGGCGTGACATCGACATTGCCGGCGCCCACTGCACTAACCACAATACCATCAGTATCGGCATTTGCTATATAGGTGGTCGAGAGGTAGGTAGTACAAAACCTAAAGATACTCGCACTGCCGAGCAGAAAAAGGCACTTCTCAAACTCCTGAAGGATTTGAAGAAGCTATATCCTAATGCCACCATTCACGGACATAAGGAGTTTGCAAATAAGGCTTGTCCTTGTTTTGAGGTCAAGAAAGAGTATTCAAACCTCTAATCTATAAACTTATGTGGAAAATAATCTTAAATAAATATAACCCATATCTGGTTATTGGGATTCTTTGCTTTTTTCTTTGGCAAACATATAGTCAGGTTGCAAAATATCAGCACAAGGCCAATACATTGGAGGCAACTATCAGTGACTTGAATCAGGAAATCAAATATACCAAGATTCAACTGAATGATTCTATTGCCTTATATCAGGCAGAAGTCAAGAGCCTGAATATGACTCAGAATAATCTTAAGGCTAAGTATAACAATTTATTGGCAGCTTCTAAGGTAAAGCCGAAGGACATTAGCAATGTAACGGAAGTTTCAAGCACAATTCATAGTATTGATACCGTGATTGCAGTAATTGATTCTTTCGGTGGAATCAAAGCGAAGTTAGAAGATGATTTTGTGGATATAGATGTTGAGGTATTGCCGGATAAAAAGACCATTATTGATTATGAAGTTCGGGACAGTTTAACCATACTCAGTGTTCAGAAAAAACATTCTTGGCTATTCGGATTAATCAAATGGAAAGAACAAAAAGGTATTAAAGTAATCAATCACAATCCAAAAGCTGAGATTGTCAGCCTTCAAACTATAGACATCATCGAGAAATGAAAAAAAATAACAAGCCAATCACTCCTGATAACTTAAAGAAGATTGGCCAAAATGCAGTTAATAAATTGCAGAATATTAAATGTCAATCTAAAAAGAACTAAGCATCGGTTTTAATGATTATGAATATGGATATTACAGAAATCACGACTATGCTTGGTACAATGCTTGGCATTATCACCCCATTGGGCGGTGTTGGAGCATGGTTATACCGTAAACAAAATAAACGTCTTAAAGAAGCTGAAGCTGCTTTAGCAGAGGCAAACGTCAGTAAGGCAAAGGTTGAGAGCAAGGCCGATGAATGGAATATCTGGAAAGAACAGCTTGAAGCCGAGCGTGAGCATGTTAAGTTCAAGGATGAGCGCATAAACGAATTGCTCAGGATGAATGCCGACAAAGAAGATCGACATCAGCAAGATATTAAAGACTGGGAGGAACGATTTGATAAGCAAACAGATAGACTGCGAGACGTACAGCGAGATTTGTTGGCAAGGACTCAGCAAGAGATTGTTTATACGAAACGAATTGCGGATTTAGAGCGAGAACGTGATTTTTTCAAAACATGGTTCTGTCGTAGGGAATTTGGCAATGAACAATGTGATCCTGAAAAATGCGGCAGACGCGAACCTAAGCAATCTGTACCTATAAAATATATCCCTTTGGAGAAAACAAAACAGATTGTTCCCAGCAGTGGTAATGATGTTTCAGCAATCGATACGAATTGTTAAGAATAAATTTATTAAGAGCTATGGAGTAGTAACTATACCGTAGCTCTTTTTAGTTATCGGACTATTATTGAGAAAAGTATCTTAATAATGGCAAGATTAGAACGACCAAGAGGTCTCAAAATAACATTCAAACCTTCCGCAAGACAATATGAGCTTTGGAACGCCCTGCAACCTAACCATTGTGATAAGTGTGGGGGTAAGCTCGCTATGCGGCCAAATGGATTTGACAGCAAAGGACATCAGGTTTATAGAGCTACATGTGTGCAATGTGGCAATACAGACATTCCTGAACAAGTCTTGGGTGGCGGTTCTGCCGGTGGTGGTAAGTCTTACATCGGCTGCTGTTGGCTTGTATGTAGTTGTATTCAATTCCCCGGTATTCGCATGGTGGTTGCTCGTAAGGTCCGTAAGACTCTTCTGGAAACCACTTGGAAAACACTGAATGATGTACTTAATTCATGGGGATTAAAGAAAGATATTCATTACCACGTCAATAACGTGACTTATGTAATTACGTTTTGGAATGGTTCTGAAATCATAGCAATGGACTTGACTCCAAGCCCTCAAGACCCTGATTTCAACTCCCTTGGTTCTTTGGAAATCACTGGAGGCTTCATAGATGAGGTTTCTGAGGTCTCTGAGAAGGCTGTGGAGGTATTGGCTTCCCGTATTCGTTATAAGATAGCAGAGACCTTTATTGTGGGTAAATTGTTTATGTCAACAAATCCTTGTTTGACATGGGTGCGCTCTACCTTTGTAATGACAGATGATGGAGATCCGGTGGAACTTCAGTCTGGTTATCGCTATATTCCATTCAGTCTTTTCGACAATCCTAATGAGCAATTCCGAGCTATCTACTACAATAAGTTGAGCAAACTTCGTAATAAAGCTGACCGAGACCGTCTGCTCTATGGTAACTGGCTATTTACCACCAGTAACAAAATGGCAGCATATTGGAATTTTGATGGCGACACGCATCTTGTGCATAATCTTAGGGAACAATCTTACAATCCGATGAAGCCTCTCATCCTCAGTTTTGACTTCAATGTCAATCCATATATGAGTTGCCTTCCTATCCAGATTGATTACGACAATAAGATTGTGTGTGTCTTTCCTGAATATGTCGGCTATCCCAAAGATAAGAGAAACAACACTCCTTCATTCACTCGCTGGATTGCCTCTCAGCTTGTAGCGGACGGTCATATTGGTGGTGTATTATTGACTGGAGACCCTGCTGGATTGTCTCGCTCTACTCAAACTGAAGAGGGAGTCAATAACTTCACAATCGCCAATAAGAATATGACAAACGCCGTACTGAAGCCAAAGATTCAGCTATTGAGCAAGCAGCCGGCAATGATTACTCGATTGGAGTTTATCAATGAACTGTTACAAAATTTCAAAGGCTGGAAGGTTTATATTGATGCACGTTGTCATAGACTGATTGAGGACTTCGTATATCAGAAAAAGAACCCGGATGGCACCAAGGAAAAGAAGAAAGTATTGAATGATAATGGTGAGCGCGTTGAACGATGGGGGCACTTCTCAGACTGTTTTGATTATGCGATGATATACTATTTGAGTCAGTATTATTCCCAATATAAAACTGCATCTACAGAGATTGTAACCACTATCGACTCAAACGACACTGTATATGGTGATTTTGACTATTAATAAATAAAACAGTACAAAATAATATGGCATATCATCGTTTTCTGACAAATAAGGATTACTGCTGCATTGCTACTGAAGAGCACATGAAGCAGCTTATCCGTGATGTTCCAGAGCGTTTTCCCCAAGCCGAGCATAGGGCGGAGATGCAGTTGCTGGAATATCTGGACCAGTATTATGAAATAGAAAAGATACTGGCTGTGGGCAAAAATATTCGGGAGTATAGTCCTTATGTGTCTTATCCGGGCCAGGCCTGGATTAAGAAAGATGAGGAAATCTTCAAGACCCTGATGCACATCAATGGTTATAAGAAACCGACAAAAATTGAATATTGGCGTCAGGTTGTTGATTTTATCGATCCTCGACTTATTGATCATGCTCACAAATATTCTCAGTTAAGGACATATCCTAAAGGAGAAATTGTTAGGTTTGGTACTGAATACTGGCAGTGCATGGTACCTCACGGCTATGAAAGTGGAGAAATCCACATGCCGGGAGTAAAAGCATGGCGTGAAGCTGAAATTACTCCTTGGGAGCCTAATATGGAGTGGGAGAAAAATCAGGTATGCTCTTTCAACGACCAATTCTATCAGTACCTTGGGAATGACGAGAGCGAAGAGCCTGAAGAGACTCCCGAACCGTTCCCTGAAGAGCCAGAGCCTACCGAACCGTCGATTGATGATGATTCAGAAATCTCTACTCAGAATGAAGAAGGAGAAGAGGAGATAGGAGAAGGCGATGAAGAGCCAGTGCCTACTCCAGATCTTCCGGCAGATGAAACAGTGCTAACTCCTGAAGAGGATGATTGTTGGGGTCTCATCGGTGATTATTCAGAAGAGCTGGAGTATGATTACTCAGAGGGTGCTTTTGATTACGTCGTGGCCGAAGGCACAGTTTTCTATCCAGTTTTCAATCCTAATCCAGACGAACTGATAGAAGGTGTTAACATCACAAGGGATGATCCGAGAAACGCCAATGTCGTAGCTCACATGAGCCGTATGGCTCTTTATCATCTTCACTCAATAATTTCTGCCACCAATATCCCGGAAACGCGACGTTGGGCTTATGAGGACTCTATTCAATGGCTTTACAATGCCTCGAAGTTCAAAATCAATCCTCAGTTACCGAGGAAGAGGGAGCGCGACTCATGCGCTCCTAAAGTGGACTGGGCATTAGAAACCTTCCAGAGAAGTTATGATCCCGAACAAAATCCTTGGCTAATTTGAACAATTTTTCTTTCTTGCCTGGCGAGGCGGTTATTCTCGTGTAAATCGAGATGACCGCCTTATTTATTAACCATATTTAACGCTTATAGGGCGTAGTGGAGGCTTAAAATTCAAATTTTAGCGAGATAATGGGTCTTAAAATTCAAATTTTATAGCTTATTTTGCAGTATAAAACGCGGAGTTGTGACACAACTTGTGCAGATTGTGTGACAAAATTTAAGCGCAATACAAGTATAAGGAACTGATTTTCAGCATAAAATACAATCAGAGTCGGTGTCCCCTGGTGAAACGCAACTGGCAGGAATCGGCAATCGTGTATATCGCGATTGTCGGACGCCCCGGAGATTGTAAATCGCACCCGCTTACTTTCGTGATGCGCCCGTTAGTCAATGCTGACTGGAAAAACAACCAAGAGTTTCAGAAAAAGCATTGCGAGTATCAGCAGGCTATAGCGATGAGTCGCAAAGAACGCATCAGTGCCGGACTGGAGGAATTCCCGAAAGAGCCTAAGCGTCTGCGCTACCTCGTGTCGGACGTGACGCAGGAGGGTCTCAGTGCCATTCACTCCCACAATCCTCGTGGCTTATGCCTATGGATTGATGAGTTGTCGGCATGGTTCAAGAACTTCACACGTTACAACACCGGCTCGGAAGAACAATTCTGGCTTTCGGCTTTCAACGGCAGCACTACAATGTCAGACCGCAAGAATTGTCAGAACTCCATCTTCATCAAGCGTCCGTTCATCTCGGTGGTCGGAACAATCCAAAAACGTCTTCTCACCGAACTTGCCAACGGTGAGAGAGCAGCCAACGGTTTCATTGACCGCATACTCTTTGCAATGACCAAGAGCAACGGCAAACCGAGATGGAACGAGGATGAAGTACGCGACGACCTCAACCGTGAATGGGAGCGCATACTCAACCGGCTTCTTTCAGTGGAGTGTGTGGTCAACGAGGAGAAGGAGCCTATGCCCACTGTCATGCGGTTCACTGCGGATGCCAAGCGCAGACTTTATGAGTGGCAACATGAGAACGCCGCGCTATGCGATAATGAGATGAGCGACAATGTGGTCAGTTTCTTCTGCAAGCTCGAAATCTATGTACTCCGGTTCTGTCTGATACTCCGTATTGTTCGCTGGGCAGTCAGCGACGGGGAGCCTAGCCCCTCTGTCATCGACGATAAAGACGTGGCAGGAGCAATTGAACTGGCTGAATATTTCCGGGGCAATGCGCTCAGTGTACTCACCTGTATCAGCGAGGAGAAACTGAATGAACTCCACCGCACAGTGTATGAACATCTCACAGAGGAATTTTCAACCGCTGACGGCATCCGTATAGCCGAGCGGTTCGGGATGAAAGACCATACCTTCAAGATGTTTCTCACCCGCAATCTCAACACTCTCTTCCGGCGAATACGCCAAGGGTGGTATAAGAAGCTGTCGTGTTACTCCGCTAACAAAGTTACTACCGATGAGCAGGATTGATGATGCAATGGTGGCGGCCACCATGCGTGGCTACGACCGAAACAATCTCTTCGCTTTCGTGGCGGCGATAATTGGAAGTGATGAAGCACGGCGATTGATGGAAATGTATCGCGTAGGCACATCAAAGCATTGGCAAGGTGCCACGGTGTTCTGGCAAATCGCGGCTGACGGTGAAGTCCGTGGCGGAAAGATTATGCTGTATGACCGATTGACCGGACATCGTGTGCAGGAGCCGTTCCCACACATCAACTGGGTACACTCGGTATTGAGATTGCCCGACTTCAAGTTAACCCAATGTTTCTTCGGTGAGCATCTGCTCCCATACATCCGCGACAAGCCGGTTGCCATTGTGGAGAGTGAGAAGACGGCAATACTCGCAACACATTACCTCCCGCAATATCTGTGGCTCGCCACAGGCGGCAAGTGCAGTTGTCTCAACCGCGAGGCAATCCAAGCACTCCGAGGCAGAGAGGTGATGTTGGTGCCCGACCTTAACGCTACTGACGATTGGCGCAAGAAGCTGACGCTATTCGATGATTCGGGAATAAAGGCAACTCTGTTTGAATCGCTTGAACAGATGGCCACTGATGAGCAGCGTGAACAAGGTCTTGACATTGCCGACTTCCTGATAGCCGAGCAAACTCCACACGGAATCCTTGAACAAATGATGCAACGTAATCCGGCACTGCGGCAACTCGTTGACGCGCTAAAGCTGGAACTCGTAGGCATCGAAGAATACAAACCGAGCGAAAGCTCACTAAAATCTGAATGAAATGGCACAATCAAAAATCTCGAATCCTCAGTCATCCGAAATGACTGATATGTCTAACAATTCAATTTTCTCTGAAACTATGGAAAATTCTACCAATCCCGAAGTTCAGCCAATCGCCGAACAGAGCGAAACCGTTCAGTCCAAATCAACCCGTCCCACCGCCAAGCAGCGCAAGAGCGAACTCGAAGATTACCGCACCGCCTTCTTTGCCCCGATTAAACTCGGCAAGGACAACAAGCATCAGGTAGCCATCAGCAATGAGACGTTTGACCGTGTCGAGCGCACTGCCCGATTCTTCGGTGGTCCCGGCTACAGCGTCAGCAACTTTGTCGAGCATATCATCAATGAGCATCTTGACAATAACGCCGCCAACTATGAAGGCTGGTTCACCCTAATCAGTAAATCGTTCTGACCACTGCCCCAAGGCAGTGAAAATGGCGAAGCCATCGGCAACGCCGGTATCCGGATATTCTGTAAGGAATAGGAGGATAGCAAGGTAGTGGCAATGTAAACATTTCCGACCTTGCATCCTCCGTTACCGGGCGGCTGGAGTCCGTTCCCGATGGTCACAATGTCGAATCTCAAAATCCCAAGACAATGACATTCACAAGAAGAAAGAAAGCTCCTCCGGGAGCAACCGAGAAGTCTGGCAAATCATACGTTGTCAGTGTCAGGCTCAATGAAGAACAATATCATACCGTGCAGGAAAACTGTCGAAAATCCGGCAGAAAGTTATCAGACTTCTGGCGTCACGCTCTGCTCAACGCCAAGGTTACGGCAGTAGCCACACCCGAAGATATGTCGATTCTACGGCAGATAGGGAGCATGGCGAACAATCTGAATCAGCTTGCAAAGAAAGCCAACGAAGCGGGTTTCAAACTCGTGGAGTGGTCTCTCAAAGGTATGAGCAAGGAGATAAAAACTCTTTATACAAGGCTGTCTTATGATTGGAGGCATAACTAAAGGAAGCTGTTTTTCGGGCTGCGTGGAGTATGCTCTCGCGCTGAAAGAGAAAAACAAAGAGGCCCGTCTGCTCTATTCAGAGGGTCTGTTGACCGACACTCCGAAAAATATTATCGACGGTTTTGAGTGTCAGCGGCACCTCAACAGCAGGGTCAGACACTGGTGCGGACACATCTCGTTGTCCTATTCTCCTAAAGATGCCGAGCGCATGAGCGATGAATTTATGGTGAAGCTCGCGCTGGAATATATGGATAAAATGGGCATCAAAAACACCCAGTTTATCATTGTCCGGCATCTCGACAAGGAGCATCCGCACTGCCACATCGTCTATAATCGGGTGGATAATAACGGCAAATGTGTAAGCGACAGTTTCGAGTATTACCGCAACAACGAAATCTGCGACGAGATGAAAAGGAAGTATGGTCTGACCTACGGCGAGAACAAAGACAATGTGAAAGCCCAAAGTTTGAAAGGACGGCCGAAAATCCGACAGGAGATTTATCTCGCCGTTCAAGCCGCCAAAAGATCGGCAAAGGACTGGACTACTTTTCAGCGCGAACTCGCACAAAAAGGCATTACCGTCAGGAAAAAATTCCGGCGGGGTTCTACCGAAGTCGATGGTCTTTCCTATTTCAAAGACGGGCAAAAGTTCAAGGCTTCGCAGGTTGACCGCAACGGCAGATGCTCCTACGATGTCATCTGCAAGGCTCTTGACTGGAACAAAAAACGGCAGTCCCAGCCGGCATCGCCCTCGCCCAAACCGATGCGGCAGCAGCCTAAACAGGAACCGGGTGCCGCAGCAAAAATCATCGAAGCCGGTGCCGATATGGTCGAAGGACTCGGCAACGCACTCGGTGGCCTCTTCCAAGTCGGTCCCGCCTACGACCCGGAAGAAGAGGCTTTTATCAACGAGATGAAACGCCGTCAAAAGAGAAAAAGAGGCAGAAGTGTGTAATTTCAAAAACTGAAAAA